CATTATAGGGGAATTCCATTCCACTTCTATCTGAGATCGCTTTAGCGTATTTTCCTCTTGCAAATGCCATAATTATCCACTCGGGTAATAAGACTCCGGAGTTATATAAGTGCTTGTAGAAGATCCATCTTCTGCCAAAGCTCTTTTTAATTCGTCTTCATATAATAATTTTAATTCTTGCACTCTTTGTGGTGCAAATTTCTGTGCTAAATAAAATGATAATCCTGATGCCATACAAGGAACAAATCTATAAGGTGTATCTGTTGCATCGGTATAAGTTTCATCAGCATCTTGAATTCTTTTGACAAAGAAAATATGAATCTCTTTTGATGCATTAGATGAATCGGGTGTCGGGTAAAAAGTGACTGTTGTTTTATCAACAAGTCTTTGAACAAAATATCTAGAGGGTGTTCCTTTAGATAATTTATTAGCTAATCCAGAATAAGTTGATCGATCTGTTTTTGTAAGCGTGGAATCAGCTTGATCCGTATCTCCTTTATCAGATCTAAGTGTAGCTTCTAAAACATCAGCTAAACCATAAGTAGATGTTCCTGTTGTTCCTCCAGCTGTTGTTGCAGAAGTACCATCGCCCGTAGCTCTATAGAAAATATATTCAGCTTGACCTTCAACAAGATCAATATTGGTATCGCCTACTTCCCAGTAGTGCAAACCTCTATTTCCCCATTCTTGAAACATAACGTTTAAAGAACGTCTTGCTGTTTTTAATTGATATCCCGAAACAGATTGTAAGCCAATTCGCTCGTAGGCTTCTTCAATTATTTCGTCTACAGCAAAAGTCTTATCGAACGTTACTGTTCCGGAAGTAGTATTAGCCATTCGCTACCTCCTAGTAATTCTTAAGCCATTCACACGTAATTGTGGCACTATCATTAGCGGTACACGCTGGCGTAACAAATTTAACATCACCAGTGTAGTTAGTAGCCTTGTTATTAGGTATTCCACCTATAGAGCTATAATCTAAAAATCCACTTTGTTCTAATGTTAAAAAAGTTGCATCGGTATCTGCATCCCACATTAATTTAACAGCGTCTACCTTTGCTGTCATAGATATACTATACCATATTTTATTTAATGTAACCGTTGCACATGCATTGCCATTTCTGTCTGCAGTTAATGCTGAAACATCAACAACTGTAGTTGTGCCTCCATCACTATCTGAAACATTTTGATAATGTGTTATTAGTTTTTTTTCGCCTTGATAAACCGTTTGGTTTAGTACTAAGTCTGCCATTTTTTACTCCTTATCTAGGGGTGAAGTCATTACACTCCACCCAGAGAGTTAATTATTATTCGTATACGTTTCTGCTACAAGCAACATAATGAACGTTGACTGCTTCCGCTGCCGCCGCTCCTGCTTCAATTCCAACGTAAGGAATTAAATCAATGTTGTCTGTCAAAGCTGCTGTTTTAGTAGTACCAGTCGTTACCGCTGTACCACCAGTGCTGCCCGCAGTAGTTGTTACATTGTATTGTACACCATTTACAAAAATTGCCGCTTTTCTATCTGAATCAACTTCAATTTTAAAGTGGTATGGTGTGTTTGTTGCAACAGTAATTGGCAATTGACTGATATAATCAGTGCCACCAATACTATGAACAAAATGCCATTTAGTAAAATCAGTAAAGGCTTCACTATTTGTAGCATCTGTTTGATATTTAAAGAACATTTGGTTAGCGTCCGTAGCAACTAATTGATCATTAGTTAACTTTAGACCCGTCCAAACTTTTTGATTATCAAGTGCAGGTATCTGCAGTGATGTTTCAAAATGAACTGAGTTTTCTGTTCCCCATAAAGTTCCTGCCCATGCTGTCGCTGCAGTATCTAAATGTGGTAACAAAATACCTTGATCTTGATCAGCTGTTGCTGTTGTTACTAAAACTCCAGCGCCAGTTGTCGCAAATGTACATAGAGCAGTAGTCATGTTAGTTCCTAATGCTTCCCAGTTTCTATTTAAAGCTCTTTGAACTTCAACTGTAGAGACTTGGTCAATATTTGCATTGATACCAGGTCTTTGTAAGAAGTTTTCTTCTAAATAGTATCTTCGTGCATCCTTTGCAGGCGTGCCATAGGTTCTATCATGTACTACACCTGTTGATGCAGTTTTACTTATAGTTTTAAATCCGTTCTCCGATCTTACGGGTCCCGAAAAAGTTGTGTTTGCCATGTTATATTCCTCCTAGAATATATAAATGTAGTCCCTAGGGATGTCGACTATACGCGTCTACACTTATTTTTTTTATTTAAAATGTATAGTAATTTTTTATAGCTCTTTTTTAAATAGAGTGCAAGAGATTATGTGATTCGGAGACGTTTTCCGTATATAGCTTTTTGGACTAAGTAGCTACTGAAACTTGTGCTTTTGAGTCCTCTATCTTATTTCTAAGATCTGCTTCGTGGGATTCTGATAATTTGATCTGAGTGATGGTACTTTTAATTTTTTCATCAATTTCGACCATATTAATAGTATATCTACCTGATTCGTTATACTCTTGTTCCCAACTTAACTCCAAGGACTTCTTCTGTTTGTATAGTTCTTGTGTCATTTATAACTTCCTCATAAGTTATCCATTTACCTTTTTTATTGGTAAATCCATCAGACTCGAACAATACCTCATTTTTTCCTATTTTGTCAAGGATAGATTGCTCTATACTTTTAGCATTATCTTCAGCTGTAATGATGAAGTCTGCATAATGCCCATGGTAACGGATTTGTACTCGGAAGTTTTTCATAGTGTATTTCTTACTTTATTTGTGAAATGAGGCGGTTTTAAGGCCGCCTCATTAATTTAGTGATTACGCACCTGGTGATCCGAAGATACCTCTCCAGTCAGACCAGCCGAAGCTGTATCTTTCTCGAGCTTTGTATCTCACGTTACCAGTTTCAAAATCGCCTTCCATAGCGGTTTTGATTGGTGCTCTTGTGAAGTGTTTAAGTCCATTAGGTACATCTGTTTTGATAAAGAATGCATCAGTGTCAGTTAAGTAGTGATTTACTACATAACCTTGAGGAATCATCCCCATGTTTTTGACTGCATTAATATCGTTATCAGCTGTTCCCACTCTACCTACAGATTTCATCAATCTTTCAGCAGTAAATTGCAAAGCAGAAGGAACAATCATTTTCATTCCTTTAGCCGCAATTTTCAGACCACGTTCATCAGTTAGTGCTGCAATGTCAATCATTGCTTGCTCTAAAGATGTTTCGTTAAGGTCTGCAGCAGTTGATAGTTCATTTTGCTCAGTACCAGCAACAATTACGTGTGCTGTTGAACAAAGTTCTAAACCATCTCCGCCAGTGTATGAACTGTTAAACGCTCTGTTAAGAACATTTGCTGCTTTAACTTGTTTAGAATTAGCCATAGATCTAGCTAATGCTTTTGTATATCTAGACGCGAGTCTGTCATACAAGTTATCTTCAATCGCTTCTTCAGTGATTGAAAACGCTAAAGCAAGCGTTTCATGCGTGTAACGAGCCGTGAAAGTTTCTTGTGCTGCGTCGTAGTTAACACTTTGACCTTCAGGTTTTACAGCAGCATTTCCAAATCCAGATAACATAACTTCTTCTTCAAAAGCTCTGTCTGAATTTTCTGAACTGAAAATTTCTGCATGTTCGTTAGCGTAGTTTTTGTACTCCAAGCCGAATAGTGCATTCAAACCTGGCTCTAGTTCTTTAACTAGTTGTGATCGTGATATTGCCATGATTATATATCTCCTATTATACGGCTGTTGTTAGTTTAAAGATATGAAGACCAGTATTGGCAACGCAATAAGCGTTGGCATTAGCTGTACTCGTATCGCTATTTTCGGGATCTTTTGAGATTCCGATTTGTTTGAAGTTACCACCGGTTCCAGAATCAGACGTGTCTAACTCAGAAGTTGATTGACCTGTAGTTGTAGATCCTGCTACTCCTGCGAAGTCCATTCCTGAATTATTCATTGCTGCTGTTCCTGTACCAGAATGTTGTGCTTCATACACGATCTCTGGGTCTGCATATACGGAAGCAACTATATCAGCAGCTGCTGTGCTAGCTGGATAGTATGCTTTCCATGTTGGTTTACTTGTTGTCGGGTCAGTATAAAACACGCCACCGAAAACACCTGCTACTTGTGTGTCTCCTGCCGCTGCTGCTTCAATACCACCTGCTGCAACCGCTTCAACTACTTGACCAGTATAAATTGCTGTATTGTAGTTATTAGCTATTGCATATTCTTCAGTTCTGATTTGTCCACCAACAAGTGATCTTGTAGGTCTGAAACCAAAAGCTGCGTCTTGATTTGCCATAGTATTTTTCTCCTAATGTTCATAATAATAAAATTACGAACGGTTTATTTTAATTTCGTTGGATTAGGAATCGCTAATAAATTAGTTTTTCTTTGTTCCACCGAAGGTTACACGGGACTGCCTCTCAGCGTTGATTGGCATTCCTGGGTGTTGCTCCTTCATAAGGTCATTTTCAATCGCGTCATTTGCGTCTTTAGTCATACCATCAAAGTATGCTTCGCGCGCTTTAACAACCTCTATCGGTACCTTTGCAAGCAAAAGGCCACCAACTCCGATTACCCCTTTGTATTTACCTTCTGATATCACTGGATATTCAGATCCTTGATACGCATCTCCTCTTACGAGTTCGTATCCTGATCTTAGTCTACCGGCCATGTTCTTTGAATCATCAAAGCCCATAGTTTCGGCTCTTATCCATCTGTGATGATACCCGTCTGGTGCAGGGGGTGCATCTAAAGATGATGGTGGAGTCCAAACTTTTTTTTGAGATGTTTTTTCTCTAGTCTGACTCGCACGGGAAGTTTTTATGTTTTCGTTTTTCATATGCTTATGCCTCCTTCGTGATTTTTAATTGTTTCGCATACTCTTCTAATGGCACACCTAATTTTTTAGCGATTGCTACCTGTGATGATGTGAGTCTCACAGACTTGCGACCAGGTTTAACACTTCGCGTAGCCGAAGCTACTGTTTGTGTAGGTTTAGTCGATTCCTGAGACTTAGTATTACCAAATTTGTGGGGAAAGTCAACACGTATTCTTTTATCTATTTCCGCATAATATTCAGGAGAGTTAGGATCAAATCCTTCTTCTTCAGTTAACTTTTTATGTAAATCAAAAGCCGTATACGTCATGGCATTATCTTTTCCAAACCAATCATTGTTTGCTGCCCAGTCTTCCGCTTTTGGATCTACAGGTGCTTGAGGTGCAATCGCTTGATCTAAAGTAGGAGTTTTTACCTCTTTTTCTCTAGCTTCAGCTTGTCTCGCTTTTAACGATGCCACTCTAGCTTCTTCAACACCTAATTTAGCAATATCTTTTTGAGCTTCAACTTCTGTTGCAATGTCTCCTGCATCTCTTGCTCTTGCAAGTTTTGCCTGAGCCGCTTGTAATCCAGAAGCAACTTTATTTTCTATTGCGTTTACATAACCAGGTTCAAGTTTTGATATTCTTGTTTTAAGTTGAGTATGTTCTTTTTGAACTCCTTTGGCATAATCGATTGCGGCTTCTTTTTGTCGCTCTGCTTCACGCCATTTTTTTGTTAATTTAGAAATTCTTTTTTGAACACCTTCACTGTATTGTTCTAATTCTTCTTTAGGTTTTTCTTCTCGCTTCTCGTCACTCGTTTCTTGTTTCTCTTTTACTTCTTCTTGTTTCTCTTTTACTTCTTCTTTTTTCTCTGGTTCGCTTTCTTGAACATCCAACTGCTCACTAGGATTCTCAGGTGAGTCATCGGGCTTAGTAGTGTCTTGAATAGTTTCATTTTCTATCTCCTTTTTTTCTTCGATATCAACTTCAGCGCCTGGGCCTGTTGTATCAATATCGACTGTTTTTTCTTCTGGCATTGTTCCTCCTATGATTAATTATGGTGAAGTACCGCTCCAGGATCTTGTATGGTTCCTAAAACTTCGTCGTCATTTAATATACGAACTTCTCCACCTTCAATGGGTAGTCTTGATCCTGCGTAGCGTGCAAATATGACCCATTGTCCTGTTTTACACCACGGTCCCGTTGGAAATTTTTCTTTATCATGATAAGCCAACGGACCCATCTTGAGTACGTAACCACAATTGGTTGCGATACGTAATTTGTCTAATGATTCTTGTGCGATTAAAATTCCGCCTTTAGTTTTTTCCTT